ACACAAACAAAATCAGAGTTAGAAAAACTAGGTAGAAAACTAGGCATAGAGTTAGACAAAAGACTTACTAAAGATAAACTTATTAAACAGATTAGAAAACATAGTAAATAATGTCAACGGTAATAAAACCAAAAAGAAGTGAAACGGCATTAGCCGTACCAGCTGCTAATGTATTAGCTGTTGGTGAGTTGGCAATGAATGTTACTGACGGTAAGTTTTATACTAAAACAACTGGTAATGTTGTCAAAGAAGTTGGTGGTGCTGGTTCTGTTAATCTACAAACAGTAGTAACAAATGGCGCAACAACAAATACAGATATTATTTTAGATGGTTCAAATCTAGTCTTTGAGGGTTACTTAGCAAACGCATACGAAACAACTTTAACGGCTGCAGAGCCAACAGTTGATAGAACAATTACTTTACCAAATGTTAGTGGTACTGTAATTACAACAGGAAATTTAACAGTAGATGGCACAACAACAGGTGATGTACTTGTTGGTGAGGGTGACGCCCTTGCATATGCTATCGTATTTGGAAGTTAGAAAATATGGCAAGTGCATTTAAAAACGCAGGTATGACAGTTGTTACAACTGATACTTCGGCTGCTAATTTATATACAGCACCAAGTAACGGTCAGGCCGTTATTCATGCATTATATATCTCGAACAAAAGTGCTACCAATTATGGTAATGTTGATGTTAAAGTAACAACAGACGGTGGTACAACATTTCATCATGTGGCAAAGTCTGTACAAATTGAACCAGAAAACACTTTAATTCTTGATAAACCACTTAATTTAGAATCTAACGATATCGTAAGAGTTGTTGGAGAATTAAATTCTGATTCTTCTCAACCAGAGTTGGAAGCATATGTGGCTATTTTAGAGGTTACATAATAAAAGTATTATAAATAGTATTTAAGGAGTTAAGTTAATGGCATATTTGGTAGACAAGAAAACGGAAAATGGTATCTTTAGTAGTGCCCAATCCGCATTTCACGGTCTAAAAGTTGAAAGACGAACATTTGTTAATGACGGTCAAGTAGATGAAGGCATACTAACTTACACAAAGGCTTACATGTCGGACCCTAATGTATCTGTTAATTTGGCAGATTATGGTACTCCGTACAACGGTGTTGATGACGCTAATAGTGGTAACGCAAACCAGTATAATAGAACATTGATATCAAACCAAGGAACAGAATTAGCTGATGGTAGAACACCAGGCTCAAGAGCATATGACGGTGTTCGTTTTGACAATAACAAGTTGACATATTATATGAACGCAGACGGATTTCTAGTTGCTAGATATTTCGAAGACTTTACATATAATACAGGTGCAACAGGAAACACAAGGAACTATACAACATAGGATAACAAATGGCAGATTTCGTATTAGGGAGAATAAAATTTGTATGGAAAGGCGCTTGGGCAGGTTCAACTGCTTACATTGCTGATGATGTCGTAAGATATGGTGGTAATGCTTTTATAGCACTAGCAAACCATACTTCTTCAGCATTATTCGAAACAGATTTATCAGCCAACCCGACAAAATGGCAAAAAATGGTTGGTGGTGTAGAATACAAAACTGACCACGCAGACGCAACTTATTATAAAGTAGATGACATTGTTAAGTACGGACCAACATTATGGGTATGTACAACAGCTCACACATCTACTTCAGCAGTTTTAGATACAACAAAATTTTCAGTATTTTTACCAGGTCTTGAATTCGAAGACTCATGGGCTGTTGGCACACAATACCAACAAGGTGATATTGTAACTTACGGTGGTTATCAGTATGTTGCAGAAAGAAATAACATTGGTCAAACACCTGTAGATTCAGGCGCTGATTGGGAAGTAATTACAACTGGTTACAGTATGTTAGGTACATGGGCTGCCGGTACTGCTTACAAAACTGGTGAAGTTGTCCAATACGGTGGTAATACATATGTTTTCAAAGTTAGTTCAGCGGCAGGTACATTACCAACTGATACATCAAAAGCAGATTTATTAGTAGAAGGTGTTTCACACCAAGGTACATATAGTGCCGGCACTGCTTACAAAATTGGTGAAACAGTAATTTTTTCAAACTCTACTTACAGAGCAAGAATAGATACTACAGCAGGTCAAGCTCCTACTGACGGTACAGACAATACACAATGGGCTCTTTATGTTAAAGGTGCACCATCAGGTGTATTCACTACACAAGGTGACCTTGTTCAACAAGGTGCTTCTGGTCCAGAAAGACTGCCAATCGGTAGAGCTGGTGACAGATTAAGAGTTAACGCTTCTGGTAACGGACTAGAATACTTTAACGAAAGTTCAGGTAATACTTTACATGTATCTCCAGAAGGAGATGACACAAATCCAGGAACAGAAACATTACCTTTCAAAACAGTTAAAAAGGCTTGTCAATCAGCAGGTTCAAATGGTATTTCAACAATATCAGGAATTGCTGGTGGTACAGGTGGTACTCCAGGCACATTCAGAAATGTTAGTGTAACAGGTGGTTCATCTACAGGCACAGTTGTTGATGTAATTACAGACGGTTCATCCACACCAACAATTAATATTATTAACAATGGTTCAGGTTGGACTGAAGGAAATACTGCTACAATTGCAAAAGCAAATGTTGGTAACTCTACAGCAGATATCACATTTTCAATTGAAACAGTTGCAGGTGGTGATACAATTCACATTCAGGCAGGTACTTTTGAAGAAACTTTCCCAATTAGAGTTCCACCACAAGTTACAATTTTTGGTGACTCATTAAGAGGTACAAAATTAGAACCAGCTGCTGGTTCTGCTACTTCGGTTGCTACAGTTGGTAGTATTGGTGCTAATGACGCTTCAAGAACACCAGGTACATATACAAATGTTTTAGCAACATCAACAAGTGGTTCAGGTCAAGGTTTAAGAGTTACAGTTGTTGTTGATGGTTCATCAGCGATTACAGTTACACCAACTCATGGCGGTTGTTATTATGCAGTAGGAGATACATTATCTATTCCTGATAACTTATTAGGTTCAGGTGGTGGAGCTGCGTTAACTTGTGCTGTTGCTACATTACATAACAATAATGCTTCAACAATGTTCCTAGTTAACAATGCTAACTACATTTCATTTATGACTTTACAAGGTTTGACTACAGGCGGTACAGTTGTTGCTCTTGACCCTACAGGTGCAATTACAACTGCTTCACCTTACATTCATAACTGTACATCTGTTAACACAGGTTCAACTGGTATGTTGGTTGACGGTAATGCTCATATATCAGGTAACAAATCAATGGTTGCCAATGACTTTACTCAAATCAACACAGACGGTAAAGGTGTTTCAGTTATCAACGGTGGTAGAGCAGAGTTAGTATCTGTCTTTACATACTATTGTGATAAAGGATTTAATACAGAATCAGGTGGTACAATTCGTGCCCTTAACTGTTCAAACGCATACGGAGAATACGGTGCTTTTGCTGACGGTGTAAGTGCAACTGAAACTCCTGATGAAGTTCAATTAAGAGGTTCACAAATTCGTTTCCAAAATTTACAAGGAAACATTGCTACTGCTACAGTTGCTGAAGGAGACACTTTAACAGGTGCTGTTTCAGGTGCAACAGCAACAGCAATTGATGTTGTACAAGCTACTAGAAAATTAAAAATCGAAGGTGGTAACGGAAGATTATTCTCACCAGGAGAAACAGTCAATGTTACTGGTGGTTCTTCATACAACTTTAAAGTTTCGACAACTGCTTCTGACCATACAGACGCAGCTACGAAAACAATTACAGGTGCAACACAGGCCAATCCGGTTGTTATTACTTCAAATGCACACGGATTAAATAACGGTAACAAAATTGTTATCTCTGGTGTTGTAGGTATGACAGAATTAAATGATAATACTTACTATGTACAAAATGCTACAGCTAACACATTTAGTTTATCATCAAGTACAGACCCAGCAGTTACAACAAATGTTGACGGAAGTGCATTTACAGCTTACACTTCAGGCGGTACAATCACACCTAAAACACCGACAACTGGTCAAACTGGTTTCTTATTTGAAGTAGATAGTACAAGTTCACTATTAACAAGTGCAACAGCAATAGAAGTAGGTTCTAACTTACAGTTTGCTGGTGACTCACAATATTATCGTGTAACTGCTATTACAAATACAGATACAGTAAACAAACAAGCTAAATTAGCAATCACTCCTGAAAGAACGGCTTTTGCGTCAGACAATACAGAGTGTGATATTACTAAAAACTTCTCTAATGTCCGTCTAACGGGTCACGATTTCTTATCAATTGGTACAGGTTCATTTACAGACACAAACTATCCAAATGCTGTAGGTCAAACACAACCTTATGACCAATCGAGAGAAACAACCGAGCAAAACGGTGGTCGTGTGTACTACACTTCAACTGACCAACTTGGTAACTTTAGAGTAGGTTCGCAGTTTAAAATTGACCAGGCAACTGGTACTGCTACACTAAACGCAGACGCTTTTGACCTTTCAGGTTTGACCGAGTTACAACTTGGTTCTATTGGTGCTGCTATTGGTGCAACAATTAATGAATTCAGTACAGATGGAACATTAGCAGGTAACTCTGATACTGCCGTACCAACCGAACAGGCAGTTAAGACTTATGTTGATACAAATTCATTCTCAACTGGTAAGGCGATTGCAATGTCAATCGTTTTTGGTTAATAAATATTAAAAAAGAGGTAGAAAAAAATGGCAAATCCAAATATAGTATCAGTCGCAACGATTAATGGTAAAACTGATTCTGGCGAATTGAACACTACATATACTACAGCTCTTGTATCTAATGCCGCTAGTTCAAGTAAAATTTATAAAATAAATTCTATCACTTGTGCTAACAAAAGTGGAACAGATACAACTATGAGATTTAGTTTTTTTGATGGTTCAAACGACAGATTTTTAGCATATAACATTAATGTTCCTGGTAATACAGTTGCTTTCGTAACAGATAAAAACTCAACTTTTTATCTTGAAGAAGGTGATTCAGTTAGAGGCGGCGCAGCTGCTAACAGTAGATTAGATTATGTGATTTCTTACGAAGAAATTAGTTAATAGCAGGAGTTAAATTAAATGGCAAGAATAGGACCGTTTTACGGTAGAAAATCCAGCAGAAGAGGTAACAACAGTTATCTTGGTGCTCAGGAATCATATCACCATTACCTACAGAAAAAAACTATCTTTGATACTTCACCAAGTTCATCAAAGGGTTATCACGCTATGGGTATGAGAGATATGGATACTGTTCTATCTGGTGCTTATCTGTCAGGTGGTGGTTACAAACCTATTTCTGCTCAAGTAAACTGGAGTGGTACAACTTCTCACAGAGATTTCGCAAATACAAACAACACCGATAGAGAAGATTATGGTGGTGGTTCAGTAGGACTATCAAGTAATAACGCTGCTTTACAAATTAATAGAATGAGGAATTATGAGGGCAGAATACCACAATCAAACTATCCATACTATAGACCTATGTTTAGTGTTGATGATGTTATGCATGAAGTATATGATTGGGCTCAAACATCTTATGGTGGTGCAAACAGCCAAGGATTTAGAGATATCAGCTCTGCTGGTGCTCAATGGAGATACAGACAAATTATTGCTATGACATATACAGGTGGTGGATACAAAGACGGTTCACCATGGAGACAAGTTCATAGAACAATACACTCTACAGACCAAACAACCAATTTAGGTAACTTAATGGACCATCCAGGTTCATATTGTGCTGGTGCATGTAACGATACTACTTTTTACATGTATTCAACACCAACAGATAACGCACACTCTTCAGCTTCTACAAGAACAAGTGCTATTCATATGTTTACTGAAACTGGTAAATCTCACAATGGAAACTTTGACGCATACAATTCAAGACAAGATTTAAGTAACTCACAAAAGAATAATGAATATTCATTCTTTACAGGTGCTCACGGTCCTGCTACATTTGATGTAATGAATTTAACTGTAGAATGTAGATTTGCTCAGTTTGGTACAGGACTAAACGATACATCTTCAGCATTCCAAGATAAAGATTATGGTTACCATTGGGACGATAACGAAGGAAGAAAAGTTAACTTCTATACTTTCAGTTCAGTAGGTTCTACACATTGGGCTGCTCACGGACAACAAAAAGGTATTCCGTCAACACATAGAATTGGTTACTGTGGTAACGAGGGTTCTTACATGGGTGGTTATAACTTTAGAAGATGGAATTTAACTACTGATAGTAACATTGGTAATGTTAGTAAAATTCAAACAAACATGGGTGAAGAAAACTTTGGAATGGGTATGGATTGGCAGTATATGATAGGTAACTTTGATGGTGCTCAAAACAATGAGTCACACAAATTATTTTATGCTACTGATACAGGAAATGTTCCAAGTGGTTCTCAACCAACTGCTAATGCTGGACAGTCATCAGGACATTGCGCTTGGCGGGCATAGATAAATAGATATAATAATTAAAAGCGAGGAATATTATGAAGCGTACAGACATTGATTTGACAAACGATACTTCCATCATTGAATTTGCCAATGACAAAGTAAGTTTTCATCAACCAAAATTTAAGACAGAGCATTTTGTAGGTGGTGGTCAAATGACCCCATTCAAAAAAATGCAACAATATTTTATTGAGTTAAGAGTAAAACAAGACGCATTTTTACAATGTGAATTTGAAGGTGCAAAAAAAGAATTAGAAGTTGAGATTGAAGAAGAAAAACTTAAAAGAGCTGAAGAAAAAGGTGATAAGTTAGAAGTCGCATATCAAAAACTTGACTTGTTACAGATTAGAAAAGACTTAAAAAAGTTTCAAGATAATCAAAGACAAGCATTGAGAGAGAAAGACCATTTATTACAATTGGTAAGAGAGTTAGACGCAAGTCCTGAAGGTACTTTACCAGACGGTACAAAACTTCTTGATGTTTTTGGTGATGAAGAAAAAGAAGAACAACTTGAAAAAGAATACTGGACTATGAGATTGGCTAAACAAGCTTCTACAGAAATGTTAGCATATGGTAAAGTAGGTACAGGTAATATTGACGCAATTGCTATGTTGCCTAGAAAAATGCAAGAAGAAACTCTTGAATTAGCAACTCAATATTCTACTAGATTTGCAATTGGTATGAATAAGATACAAGATAAAGTTGTTAATGATTTAAGAATTGGTTACCAGGACGACAAAACAAAACAAAGATTAATGCAAATTGGTATTGCTGAAGGCCTTGAAGATGAAGATTTGTTAAAAAACGAGGTCGGCGAGAACAATTCCGTTATAAATAATAAGTATAAAGAGATAGAAACATCATCACAAGAAGATGGTTGGTCTTTAAAGGAATAAGATATGGCAAAAATTTATGTAGTTTACAAAGAAAATCAGATTGAAATGGCTCCAGGCTGGATTACTGATTATCATTCATACTGTTCGTACAAAGTAGGTGTTGTTGAAGACGAGTATCAAGATATGAGAGTAGAGTTAGACCATATCAATGCTGATGTCTTACCAACAGACTTAGCAAGATTTTCAATTTTTGCTAATGCCTATGGTGGTACAGTAAAATTAAGAGTAGGTTCAGCACCCGCTGATGATTACCCACAATTAGGTATTTCAGAGGACCCTGACGCAAACAAATATGTACACACTTTAACAGACGCTGAAGTGGCAGGTGCAGTATCATTTAATCATTATCTTTTCAAAAGAATAATCAGAGATAGATACAATCAAAAGTTTTTAGAATTAAACAAGTGGAGTTCTTCTTTAGAGAAAGCTACTTGGGAACAACAAAAATCTGAAGCGGCTGCTTGGACAGCAGACAATTCGGCAAGTACACCAATGTTAACAACTATGGCAACTGCTAGAGGTATTTCAGTTTCAGACTTGGTATCAAAAATCAATACTAAATTAACAGCATATAATAGTGCATTAGCAACACAACTTGCAGCTCAAAAAGATTTGGAAGATGATGTTGACGCTTTAGACACTATTGCTAAATGTCATAAGTGGCGACATGAGAAACTTGGTATTGGTGTGACTGCTCAGCAATTATCAGATGACGCTTCTATAGGCGACCCACCTACTAAAATTACTTTTTAGTAATTTTTAGTTGTTGTTTTATATTATGAATTTATGTTTAGCGTACCATTAAACCCTAAATTATCGCCGGAACAATTTGATTCTTTTATTGAATTCTTAAAGAGAAATAAGAGTTTAATTTATGATGTCTATTTTACTAGCCGGATTCCACCCTTTATGCAAGACGCAATGGGTGATGTTTTTAACGAAACACAATACAATCTAATTAACGAGAATGCCTTTATCATACCAAAGGTAACAGGCATTCCGTTATCTGCTACATTCAATAACATAGAAGTACCACCATCTGGTACGAATTTAGAAACATTTATAGAAAATTTTAAAATACTATACGACAAGGGAGTTCGTATAGTTACAATACCACATACTTTGTGGATGTTAACAGGTCGTTTTCAACAAGCATATCCTGATGTGATGGTTAAGAATACCATATTAAGAAATACACAGAGAGCAAATGAAGTTGTAAAACAAGTAGAGGCTGGTTTTCATTATATAAATTTTGATAGAGATTTGATGAGAGATGAAGATACTTTAAAGCGTATGCAAGACGCAAAGAAGTATTGTAAGGATAAGTTTGGCGTAGATGTCAAATATAGTTTACTGGCGAATGAGGGCTGTTGGGGAAATTGTCCTGTACAAGATGAACACTTTTTATATAATAATACTAGAAAAGAAGGCACACAACCGACATACTTTGGTACAAAGGTTGCTCAGTTCTCATGCCCTAAATGGGAACAACAAGACCCAGCATATCAATGGAGAATAGCAGATTTTCCACCATGGAAAGAAGAGTGGGATAGATTACTTCAATACATTGATGTTGTTAAAATGCATGGTAGAGAAAGTGTTTCTAGGTTATTTGAAACAATGAATATCATTGATAGATACCGTGAAAATAAAGATATACTTGTTCAAGAGTTTGAAGTCTATACAAAAGAAACATCTTTTGATGAAAAAAGAATTACAGCATGGCGTAATAAAATAAGAAACTGTAAGTTTGATTGTTGGGATTGTAATGTGTGTGACTTAATTGTTATGAAGAACAATCAAAAGGTTATGATTGACACAGTTAAAGACTCATTAGACAAAGCAAAGAAAGAACAATCAAAACTATCTCAAACAACATTAGATATACCTGGTTTAACATCACATAAAGTTAAACACTTTATCAATAATATGATGGAAATGCCAGATACAAGTTATTTGGAAGTAGGTGTATATCAAGGTGCTATGTTCGCCTCTGCTTTAGAGGGTAATAATATAGTTGCAAGTGCAGTAGATAATTGGTCTGATACACATAATGTACCAATGAGAGATGTGGATATAAGTGCAGAAAAAGGAAACACTAAAGAAGTATTTAAAAAGAATATAAGACCACATATAAATGGTAAATCTATTACTATCGTGGACTCGGACTCGGAAGATTCTTTGAGCAAGTTACCTGTAAAATCAAATGTTATACTCTATGATGGCGAACACACGGTGGAAGCTCACTATAATTTCTTATATAAATATAATAGTAAAATAGATAATACTTTCTGTTTAATTATTGATGATTGGAATTGGTCACAAGTTAGACACGGCACATTAAGGTCAATAGAGAAACTAGGTTATAAAGTATTATTTAAAGAAGAAATTTATACGAAAGGGGAAGACCCTGCTGATTTTTGGAATGGTTTGGGAATTTTTGTTATTAATAAATGATATTTAAAAAAGATGATACAGTAAGATTTGTCAGCTCTGTAGCTGGCGTACCTGACTTATACCCTATTACTTCTATGTCTGAATATAAACCTGAATGGGTTGGTAAGGCAAGAGAAGATTACAAACAAAATTATAAACAAAACGAAAAATATAATCACATAACCTTATGTCCTGGCATATTTAATATGTTCAAGGTTGGTTGGTATGTGCCTATGTGGTATGATGTACATATCAGCACAAAGAAAAATCAACCAGGATTTTCTTGGAAAGTTGCAACACCAGAGATGACTAAAATACATGAGATGAATATTATAGATACTCATGGTGACCAAATTACAAAACATATTCCTAAAAGAAAAGGTACTATAGACAATATTGTAAAGATTAATACACCTTACAGTATTGTAGCACCAAAGGGTATGAAGTTTTTATTTTTACCTATGCCTTATGCAGATAACTTTGACTTTGAAAGTACAACAGGCATATTAGACCCGGCTGAAAGTTGTGAATTAAATGTACAATTAAACTGGAATGTAGAAGAGGGTAATGTATTCTTAAAAGCAGGCACACCTTTAATGCAAATTATACCATTAACAAAAGAAAATGTTAATATGATTTGTGAAGAAGTAACCGAGAAAGATAAGAAATGGATTAACAAACAACATTTTTTTAAAACTCATTCTTTTTCACCTATAAGAAATAAAATTAAAAGCTTATATGAGGAATGGTATCAATGATAGAATCTATATTTGCAACACCATTATATAAAAGTGATAACTGTTATAAGTTTTCTGATAAAGAATTAACTTTTTTAAAGTCTTTAGAGATGATGGATAACAGAGGTAATGAGGTCACTAAAGATAAACATATATTTGACCATGATGAAATGTCACAGTTAAAAAAATGGTGTGAAAAGAATTTAAATTATTTTATGGAAAATCTTGGTAAGATGAAAGGTGCCGAGTTTTATATTACACAATCGTGGTTTAATAAAACTGTACCACTAAAACATCATCACTCACATATGCACCCGAATAGTATTATATCTGCTGTATTGTATGTTGAAGGACCTAATTGTCCAACATTCTTCTACAATAGAGATAGTTTTAATAATTTTACATTTTTTGAAAAGATAAACGGCACCCCATTCACATCCAATAAAGTGGGTGTTCTTAATGAACCTGGTAGATTAGTATTGTTTCCTAGTTATTTACACCATGAGGTAGATATTAACAAAGGAAATTCAGATAGATACAGTATATCTTTTAACACATTTGTAAAAGGTAAGTTTGGCGATAATGAAAATTTGACGGAGTTAGATATATGATAGATTTAATATTTAAAGGACAATTATATTTGTTTTTAATTATCTTTGTGATGATGATTGCAGGCATGATAAAAGAAAATAATTTGTTTAAAGATTTGTATTGTTTTTTTGAAAAGAATATAAGAAGTAAAAAAGCAATCGTAGCTATTGTGTCAGCGTTGACAGGATTATTACCTATTAAAGGAAGAGTTACAGTAAGTGCTGGTATGTTAGATACATTAGCACCTAAAAAGAAAACACCTGGCAGAGAGAAGTTTGGACCTATTGACTTTATGTCAACACATCATTATTATTTTTGGTCGCCTTTAGAAAAAACTGTTATCTTGCCTATGGCTGCATTTGGTTTATCTTATGGTGCATTTATAGGTATGATTTGGCCGTTATTAGCAGTTACTATTGCATATATTTTATTTTATCTAATCTATATGGTAGATGAAAACGAAATAGAAATAGGTAACTGTAAAACAGAAATTAAAGTAAGTAGAATTACAAGATATGTATTACCATATGTTGCAGGTGTGGCCGCTATAATTGCAGGTATAAATTTTCTATGGGCATTTGGTACACTAACAGTTTATTATATGTTAGTAACTAAAACATTTGACCTTAAAAAACTATTGAACTATGTTGATTTTAAATTGGTAGCTTGGGTTGCCCTTATTATTGCAGTTGCAAATATAGTCAGACAAAATACAGATAAAATAAATTCATTCTTAAATAACACAGGATTAGATATTGCCGACCCTATAGGATTTGGAATATTATCTTTAATTGCTTTTACTTTTTCCTGGTTATTAGGTTCATCAGCTAGATTCGGTGCGATTACAGTAATACTTTCTTCTATATATGGTATTGCATATTTGCCTTGGTTCTTTGCTGTTGATTTTGCAGGATATATAATGTCACCTATGCATAAATGCGTAGCTATCGGTAAAATGTACTTTGGTACCAAAATTTCATACTACTTTAAAACCATTTCGATTTGGGTAGCTTTATTAATCGCAACGGCAGGAGTAATATTATATGCTTGATATAAAAGAAATAACTATGAACCACCACAAGGATGCTGAAAGGCAGGAGTTTGTAAAAATTCTTATGTCCGGCAGTATTGACCATAAACTATATGCAACTTATTTGTATAATCAATTTCAATGTTATGCAGTATTAGAAAAGTATGGTTTACACAATTCACTATTCAGAGATACGCCAAATCTATTAAGAGCTGAACATATTTTATATGACTTTAAATCTTTTGAGATAGATACTCCTGAAATAACAGAAAGTACCAAACAATATATTGAACATATTGAATCTATACAAGATGAAGCAATGAAGTTGTACGCACACATTTATGTAAGACATTTAGGAGATTTGTCTGGTGGTCAAATGATTAGAAGAAAAACACCAGGTCCTAACAGATATTATAAATTCAAAGATAAAGAAGTTGCAGACTATAGAAGAATAGTCAAAGAAACAATTAACACATATTTAAATGTATATGAACATTCCGTTGTACCTGAAGCAATCTATTGTTTCGAAAGTGCAACTAAACTATTTAAAGAGATGAAAGAGTTACACAATTTAAGTTATAGAGATATAGAAAATGACCCTTTCAAAGGAACTAAAATGGAAGGTAAAGACTAATGATTTGGGACAGACTAATACAGAATAGCGAAACTATCATAAAGAAATTAAACTTTCATATGACAGAGTACCAAGAACCTGGTATGGAAAGATTTAATGGAAAAGGTTGGACAAATAGAACATGGCATAGAACTAGTGTTAGACGAGCTCATGTAGATATTGTTGACGCAAGAGAAAGTAAAGGACTTTGGATGATGCATGTATGCATGTTTCCTATGTTGCAAAATAGTGGACCTATTTTTGGTTGGGATATTATTGCAGGAGAAAAAAAGGTTACAGGTGCGTTTCACGATTGGTCACCTTTACTTGACAAAGAACACCCTATGATTAAGATATTTGGTGATGAGGCAAAGAAGTATGAAGCTTCTAAAAAAAGAGATTTGCCTGATTGGGCATTAAAGATATTCAGTCCTCATATGATTGCAGCTGGTAATATACAAGATATGGATGAATTAAATAGAATTTGTAGATTGGTTGAAAATAATCTAACACTATATATCAATCATATAGAAGATTTTGACTATAAAGCTCCAGAGCCGGATGTAATAAAAGCGCAAAATTATTACTGTGAACATCAACAAATGAACCCTCATACGCCAAGAGTTATGCAATCACTAGGTTTACCTGAAGAAGATATTAAATTGTTTTGTTCCGACAATCTCTTTCCTATCATTAAATAATCCTTATAAATATACCAGAAAAGGTAACAATTATGGCAAAACCAGCAACTAGAGAAAATTTAAAACAGTATGCTTTAAGAGCGTTAGGTAAGCCTGTTATTGAGATAAACGCAGATGACGACCAGTTAGAAGATAGACTGGACGAGGCCTTACAGTATTTCGCACAATATCACTATGACGGTATTCAAAGAGCATATTTAAAATATCAATACACAGAAGCCGATAAGGCTAGAATGACTGCTGATTCTACAGAATCAATTACAAAGAACGGCGTCACTACATCATGGAAAGAAGGCAATAACTTTATCGTTGTTCCTGAAAGTGTAATATCAGTAATCAATATATTTCCATTCTCAAACAAGTCTAATATGAATTTGTTTGATGTTAGATATCAAATGAGATTAAATGACCTATATGATTTTTCATCTACAAGTGTTATCAACTATGATGTTGTATTAAGACATTTAGACTTTTTAGACCATATTTTAGTTGGTGAAAAACCATTAAGATTCAATCAACATGACAATAGACTTTATATTGACATGGATTGGACAAATGATTTAGCAGTAGGTGAATATATCGTAATCGAAGCATATAGAAAAATGGACCCTACAGTACATACAGATGTTTATGATGACATATTTTTAAAAAGGTATGTTACTGCTTTATTCAAAAAACAATGGGGTGCTAACCTATCAAAATTTGATGGTGTAGCAATGATTGGAGGAGTTACATTAAATGGAAGACAAATTTATTCAGAGGCTTTACAAGACATTGAGAAATTAGAACAAGAGATTAGAAGTACCTTTGAATTAAATCCAGCAATGATGATTGGATAACAAATCATGGCAGTAAACCACTATTTTCAAGGCGGCAGAGGTATCGGCAATGACGCTGAAAAGCGATTGCATGAAGATATTATAATTGAAAGTCTAAAGATTTTTGGACAGGATATTTACTATCTACCTCGTACACTTGTCAATAGAGATTTAGTTTTAGGAGAAGATACATCTAGTAGATTTGATGATTCATATTTACTTGAAATGTACTTTGAAACAACTGAAGGATTTGCTGGCGAAAATGAAATCATTAACAAGTTTGGATTAGAAATCAGAGATGATACTACACTTGTACTATCGAAGAGAAGATTTGAGGACCATGTTGCAAGTAAGGCCACATTAACTGCTACAGGCAGACCAAATGAGGGTGATATAGTTTTTGTACCTTTATTAAACTCTTACTTTGAAATACAATTTGTAGAAGACCAAGAACCTTTTTATCAACTTGGCAACTTGCCTGTCTATAAACTAAAAGTTACTCGTTGGGAATATGCTAACGAACAGATTAATACAGGTAATGAAGTATTAGACCAAGTAGAAGACAAATACACATTAGACCAATTACAACACAAACTTACATTAGAATATGGTCAAGAGATTTTAACAGGCGCTGGTTCAATTATGTTAGAAGATTATCACGATTACTCTACAGGTCAACCAGCATTATTAATGCAAGAAACATTTGTCGCAACTAATTTACAAACACAATCGCCATATGCAAGTAATTTAGATTTAAATACAGAGGCAGGTTATGATACAGTTGGTGATTTATCAGATGATATATTAGACTTTACAGAAAGAAACCCATTTGGAGAGGTTGACGAATAATGTTTGGAACTCATTTTTATAACGAAGGCTTAAGAAAGTTAACTATAGCATTTGGTCAGATATTTAATAATATTATTATTCAAAATACCTCATCTACTGGTGCTGTAACAAAAAGATTTAGAGTGCCTTTAGCCTATGCACCAAAAGAAAAGTTTTTAGTTAGATTAGAACAACAAGCTAATTTATCACAAGATAGAGAGGTTGCAGTTACTTTACCTAGAATGGGTTTTGAGATAACTGGTTTATCTTATGACCCTACTAGAAAAATTAATAAAATGCAAAAACTAATCAGAGTAAAATCTGGTGAAGATGGTAAGAAGATGAATTTTAATAGAGCACCTGTACCATACAATATTAATTTTAGTTTATATTCTTTTACAGCAACTGCTGAAAATGGTTTACAAATTATAGAACAAATTTTACCATACTTTCAACCAGAATATACAGTTACAATGAATGTTGTTCCAGAGTTAGATATTAAAAGAGATATTCCTATTATTTTAAATAGTGTAAACTATGAAGACACATATAACGGTGAGTTTACACAAAGAAGAGCAGTAATTTATACATTAAACTTTACTGCTAAAACATACTTGTACGGACCAATGACTAATCAAGGTGTTATTAAGACTGTACAAGCAGACCTTGGTGCTGATACCGACCCTAAATTAACAAGAGAAGAAAGAATTATTGTTGTACCAAAACCAACAAGTGCTGATGGTGATGATGATTTTGGTTTCACAACAACCATAAGTTTCTTTGATGATAGTAAACGATATAATCCGACGAGTGATACAGATGAGTAAATTAGAGGACAATGTAAATGAAATTTTAGGTATTGAAAAAGACAGCACAACAGCTGTTAAGATTGCTGACTTTCATCAGCCAGCCCCCGTACCTAGAAAAGTAGATGAAGATAAAACTGATATTGATAATGATTATATCAATAGTAGAGATAACTATTATAATCTTATTGATAAAGGTAACGAAGCAATTGAAGGCATATTAGATATTGCGAAAGAGGGACAACACCCTAGAGCTTATGAGGTTGCTGGTCAATTGATTACTACAGTTGCAGGTACAGTTGATAAATTACAAGACTTACAAAAGAAATTAAAAGATTTAAAAGAGTTACCTAAAACAGCTAACACAAATATTAAAAATGCATTGTTTGTAGGTTCTACCAATGAACTACAAAAAATGTTAAATAGGAAAGATGATGAAGTTATTGAAAGCACAGAAACAGGTTCCGAACAAGATAATACTGGAAATAAATAAAATCCATTATATCAAATCTATGACACCTTTACCTGATTTAATTCATGGTAAGCCATTATTAAATCCTATAGAAGTAAGACAACATTCTTATTCACTACAACCTAGAAAAGGTGTTGGTGGTAAAGCATATGCAGAAAAACAATATTCAGTTTTTAGAGGTAGTCAAAGAGTACAAGCTGCCATTAAAATGGGGTACACACATATTGAGGGAGTTGTAATAAATGAGTGACGCATATCTAGGTAATCCAAATCTTAAAAAGGTTAATACACCTGTTGAGTTTACTAGAGAACAGATTTTAGAATTTCAAAAGTGTGCTAAAGACCCTATCTATTTTATGGAGAACTATATTCGTATCGTATCTCTTGATGAGGGTTTAGTACCTTTTAAGATGTACGATTTTCAAAGACATATTGTAAGGACAATCCATGACAACCGTTTCACTATTTGTAAACTACCTAGACAAAGTGGTAAATCTACAACTACTGTGTCTTATCTGCTTCACTATGCTCTTTTCAATCCTAATTCTAATATTGCTATTCTAGCAAACAAATCATCTACTGCTAGAGATATTTTAGGTAGAGTACAATTAGCATATGAAAATTTACCAAAATGGTTACAACAAGGTGTTATCAATTGGAACAAAGGTAACATTGAACTAGAAAACAAATCAGTTATTGTGGCGGCTGCAACTTCTTCAAGTGCAATTCGAGGTGGTTCTTATAACATTATTTTTCTTGATGAGTTTGCTTTCGTACCTGCTAATATAGCAGAGATGTTTTTTAGTGCTGTTTATCCTACCATATCTGCTGGTTCTAAAACAAAAATGATTATCGTATCTACACCATACGGTATGAATCAGTTTTACAAATTATGGACAGACGCAGAGAATAAAAGAAATGATTATGTACCTATAGAAGTACATTGGTCAGAGGTACCAGGAAGAGATGAAAAGTGGAAAGAAGCCACAATCAGAAACACCTCAGCTGAACAATTCCAACAAGAGTTTGAGTGTGAGTTTTTAGGTTCTGTAAATACACTCATTAGTCCAGCAAAAATTAAAAACATGTCGTATAGTAATCCTCTTGAATCAAATGCAGGATTAGATGTGTATGAAAATCCTATAAAAGGTAATACATATGTGTGTACAGTTGATGTTGCCAGAGGTGTATCAAAAGATTATTCAGCCTTTGTTATATTAGATGTATCACAAATGCCATTTAAGATTGTTGCAAAGTTTCGTAACAATGAAATTAGACCTCTACTATTTCCACATACAATTGAAAAGGTTTGTAATGCATATAATCACGCACATGTATTAGTAGAAACAAACGATTTAGGTCAACAAATTGCAGAAGCTTTACAGTTTGAATTAGAGTACGATAATTTGTTGATGACGACACAGAGAGGGAGAGCTGGCCAGATTTTGGGAGCTGGCTTTAGTGGGAGAGGTTCGGGATTTGGTGTTAAGATGACCAAACAAATTAAAAAAATTGGTTGTGCTAACATCAAAACCCTTATCGA